ACTTGCCCGAATTGCGATTCCATAGCCTTCATGTTTGCTGATATTTCAATGGCGTCCATGCCGAAGTCCTTTAACTTATCGACTGCCATAAAGGTACCGACCGCTGCCGCAGCTCCCAGCAAGGCTTTCTTCATACCACCCAGGCTGGAGGTCCATGCCGAAGTCCCCGAATGGGCGTTACCTATAGCAGTATTAGCGTGCTGTGCTTGGCTTGACATGTCGCGAGTAGCGTCTGCCATGTTGTCGATCGCACGTGTGGCTTGTGCTGCTGTTTGAGCCGCGTCCTGGTGAGCGTCTGCCATATGATCGACAGTCCCAGCCATTGTGGAGGCTCCACGGTCGGCGCCTGTGATCGCGTCACGGAATTGGTTGGTTGCTTGTAGTGCCTGGCGTATCGGGTTCGTAAAGTTGTCGACCAGGTTTAAACGCGCACCCATTACAAATTCGCTCATATATTATCACCCCTTCTTCGCAAGCTTCTTCGCCTGTGCTTCTTCCTGCTTAATCTTTAGAAGGGTCATTTGATACACTAACTCTTTTTCTAACGGCGGTAAGCCGTATATCTCGCTAGGTAAACGCCCTTGCGTGTTCCAGATATACGACAGTAGCTTTGCTTCGCCGTTAGTTTTTAGGAGTTTTTTACTGCGTCAGCCGTGTCCTTCTGCGCTTGTTGACCAAAGCCTGAATCCTCTTGAATAGCTAGCGCAAATTGTAAAATCTCGCCTGGCTTTAATAGCTTGCCGACTACTGCTACGTCGGTTAATACACCGAACTTTTCAAGTAAACGCTTGTCACGGAATGTAAACGTGCTGCGCTCGTCCTTGTCTACAGCCTCAATAATTAACAGCTGCATAAGCTTGTCGTCGTCGATTTCTGGTTTCATGCCGCCTGTACCGTTTGGCACCTGCTTTACGCATGTCGTTTTCATAGACTTGTACTCGGCAAAGTCAACAGACGTGTAGGGAATGGTGCCGATCGCCTGTGATGTAAATGTCCCTTGTGTTAACGTGCTTAGGTCTTGCACGTCTTTTCCTAGAATTTCTTCTAAACTGATAAAAGTTTGTGGCGCTGCTGCCTTGTTTTTCTCTAGTGTCATGTGTGTGGTTCCCCTTTACTTAGTGGTTTTTTGTGTGTTAGTGGTCAAAATAAAAAGGCTGGAAGCTCCAGCCCTTTGTGTTTATTGAATGTCCTTCAAGTAACGGAAGTTATCGAACGTGAAGTCTAGCTCGATCTGCCCTAGTTCTTCTACGTTAAACGTCATTAATGGCGCCCCGTCGAAGGACACGCCAATGAATAGTACCGATTCTTCGCCTTTTGAAGCTGGGTCTTTTAAACCGCC